AGCGGGCGGCCGGCCCCGGCCCGGGACCCGGGCCAGGGCCCCCGCCCGAGTCCCACTCTACGTTCCATGTCCCCACCTGATTCGGTATCCTGATAATGCTGGACGGGTCCCTCAGGTTTCCGGCGGCATCGGCATATTCCCAGTGCGTGTGTATGCCCGTCGCGTAGCCGGTCTCGCCCTGTGTGCCGATAAACTGCCCCTTGGAAATGGTGTCGCCCACGTTCCAAATTTGCGAGGCAAAGTGCGCGGCCCGCCATGTCGTGCCGTCGGCCATCCGTACTTTAATCATGTTGCCCCACGACTGATCGCCCGAGGTGCTGCCATTCCAGTGCTGAGCCACGACCACAACGCCAGACTCGGGCGCATAGGCTTTATGATCTCCGTGGACGGTGTCAATGCCCCGGTGAGGGCTGCCGTCAGAGTACGCAGGATAACCGGCGGTCACTCTGATTGGTGATACATCAGTAATGCACTGTTTATATACTGCCATTGTTTGTGCCTCCTACTCTAAAAAGAATCCATTTTTCATATAACTTTTAACGCTGTCAATCTCGGCGGCAGTCGCGGTTAATGCAATGTCGGGATCATCTACCATAATGAACCCCGGAATACTGAACAGCTGGACGCGCCGACAAAGGGGCCTGCCGTGGACCTCGTTGTTGTCGTCCACAAGAATTTTAAAACGGGCAACTATATAAGGGATTGTATCAAAAGCTATTGTGGACCCCGTTGCGCCCTTGCTCGCTATATCTGCATTAGTTGCCTGTGCAGCATTTAAAATACCATTTCCAACGTCAGAAATAGAACCACCGGATAACGCGGCATGTAGACCTCCAAACGCAGCAGCAATACCGGTTTGAAGCATTCCGTTGTTACCTGAGGGGATGTCAAAAGTAATATTAGATAGTTGAATAGAAACACCTAATTTTGCTGTCGTTTCGTGTACTAACTGATTTGCGTTGGTGAATATACGTAAAATACTGTCGCCGGTAAAAAGGTCAACCATATATTGTATAGATAAGGTGACAGCGCCCCACAGTTTAGATGCGTCAAGAGGTATCACTCCAAAGGGCTGCAAGAAGATAGTGTAGTCCGTGTAGGGGGAGGCATTACAATACCCTCCGCGGCTTGCCGCTTGAGGGTGCTTCGGGATACTCACGCTCACCGATTTTGTTAATTTGTTATTATCTTCTCCCAAAATCCAGCACGGGACGTTCACCGACCACCACCCCACATCGACACTAGAAACAAGCGGCAAATGCGCGGTGATTTTTGCAATGTTAAATGGATAATAGTTGCAACTGACGATATATTGATATGGATTAAAAAGGACCTTTGTTAAATTGTCGCTAATTTCTGAATTGTCAATACTAAGGTATGACACATTAGTCAGCAATTTTGCAGATAGTTTTCTGGCATTTGTAGGGGTCATTACTGCATATGTAATAGCCCCAATGGAGTTGGCGGCTTTAGCTATAAACCCAATAACAAAGAATCCGCCGCTAATTGTTTCCGCAAAGCCACCTTGAAAAGCGGTTGTTACACTTTGCACTTTAGCCGACGCCGGGTAAAGACCATCAGAAATTGTCCCATCATACTGCGCAGACGATCTTGTGACATACTCCGTACTATTGCCGATCTGCTCCCGGTAGCTTGCAAGAGTGTCAACAGTCAGTGAGGCATTCCAGAGCCCATCCGAATATGTCCAGTTCTTAACCCAGTAATACCGGTTAAATGTGGGAAGGTAGCAATAATTGTACCCGGTAGGGTCGCTCTGTGTTGCAATTTTGATCTCGGGGTCGATGATGTTACAAGGGGCTTTAAGGTCAATTCCAAACCCCTGCCCACCGCTGGGCCGCTTTGTACTGTTTGTGCGCTTTGCAAACTGATAAAAGGTAGCTTGCATATTGCACCTCCTATAAAATAACCGGCGGGCAATGCCCGCCGGTGCCGGTCAGGACTTAGAGGGGTCTGCGTCCTTGTGCGTGGTGGTTTCAAGGGTGGAGGCTCTGGCCGCTTTGCCCGTGCCGGGCGCGGTGACGTCTCCGGTGGTCATCAGGAACAGAACGGCGTTCTCGGTGAAGTCATCGTACCACGACCAACCGTAGTGATACCAGAAGTTAGTATACAGGCCACGGGCGTTCATGGGGGTCGGGACCACGCGGGACAGCTTCGGAGTGTACCCGATGGCGTCCCAGTCTAGCAGACACCCAAAGACGTTAGAGAGCTGCACCGCAGCATTTTTGTTTGCCACACCGGCGGCAGTGGTCACAACAGGTGTTGCGGAGATGGTCTCGCGCTCGTCGATGTTCTGCCAGAACGTAACCTGCTCGGCGTCGCGGTATTTCAGCATGTTGTCATGGAATACCTCGGGAATCACGCGGGCGTCGATCTGGCTCTGCGTGCCGCTGTACAGATAGAGGTGCTGACGATCATACGGAGTGTGCCGCATGATGTTGTACGTCGTGCTGTCGATCTTCCAGTTTTGATGCCAGTTGATAGACCGCTCTTTCATAAGGCGGGAAATGTCGTTGATACGGCCATAGGCGTACTTTGCAAAACCCGGGAAATTCGCTTCTTTGTAGACGTCCTGCACTGTCAGGTTGGTGCCCTGCTGGGCGTTATACTCATCAAGCAGATACACAACGCTGTTCGGGCTGGTCACCGTCATGCCGGTCAGATGGTTGGCCATCAGGTTGTTGGCAAGGTTGCGCCGGTCTGCCTCGATCTGGTTCGACAGATGCAGCACGAACGAAGACCAGAACTGCGCCAGTTCCTCGGGTCCCTTGAATGCCGCCTCCATCTGGGTGTCTGTCTGGGTATACACGCGGCTGTAATTAGTCTGCCCATAGTAATTTGTCTGAAGGGCTCTGGGCTTGTGGACTTCGTACATGTCCACGCTCTGGCCGTCCACCAGGTCCCACGCCTTATCGGTGACGGGGTCGGTGTCGCAAAAATTGATCTTCCGCACATGATTCGACCAGTCGTCGCCGGTCACCTGCAAGCGCTTCAGCGGGGCATCGTAGGGGCGGACGGCAAAAATGGTACGTCCCACAACCTGACTGATCGCTCTGGTGAAGTTGTCGCGGCCGGTCAGCAGCACGGCTTGCGCGACGGAAACGAAGCTCGACGTGTCCACGATGGGCGTCGTCACTTCCTGGCCCGTGGCCAGTTTGTTGATCTCGGTCAAAATTGCGGCAATGTCCGTAAAATCCATACCAATTGGCATATTACTTTACCTCCGTTCCATAGGTCGGGTCGATAATTCGGGCCGTCACCGTATGGGCGTCTGCCGTCGGCTGCTGCTGGATGCCAAGGCCCAGCGCGTTCGCCTGTAGCGTCTGGGTCATAGTCTGCATTGCCTGCGCGGTAGTCTGCTGACCCTGCAAAAGCTGCTGCAACAGGGTCTCAAGGCCATCATACTGAGGCGCGGGCTGCGGCGCGGGCTGCGGGGCGGGCTGCGGGACGGGCTGCGGGACGGGCTGCGGCACGGGCTGCGGCACGGGCTTCTCCATAGCTTCGATCTCTGCTTTGGTGTATCCGGCCATAGCGAGGGCCGCTTTTTCACTGATTTTCAACTTTAGTCGCCTCCATTACAACGTATGTGTCATGCGCCAAGCATTTAATAACTTGGTCTTTGTCTCCTTTTGTGACTGGACCCACTGCGCAACACTGCCGCGTGTCCGCAACGTCTGCCCAGTCGCTATAATAGCCGATACCCAAACGAACGCACAAATCAGCCAGCAGAAACGCCCGCTCGTTTGTAATCGACTGGGCAAAAATGATATAGCACCCCATAAGTTAGCTCTCCTTCTTGATGTCGTCCAGAGCAAGTCGCATCTCGGTAATAGCCGCCGTGTTCTCCTTTACAACGGTGTTGCACTGATACCACATCAACAGAAAAGCAGCGATAGGAAAACCCACGTTAGAAATAGCCTGAATCACAGTATTAGCATCCATTTTGTGCACCTCCTTATAGTTACAAGTAAATCCTCGGTTCTTGCGCTGGCTGACGCTTGCCCGCCCCTTCTGGGGGCTGCCTGTGGGCACCGAGGATTATCTGTAGTATATATCCGCTGTGTAATAAAGTCAAGTACCGCAATACTCGCGAAAGAAAATTTCATCCGAATATCGCTCAAATTCTAGTTGCCGCTGCAAGTATGCGGGCCAGATGTACCCATACGCGGCCCTAAACCGTTTCCGCTCATAGTCGCCGGTGCCATAGGTGGGCATCTCGCCAGACCTGTGACGACAAACATAGTATAGCGGCTTGCTCTTGTGCTCGTAGATGCAGCATCGCCCGATTTGTACAAGTGGGTAGTATTCACGCAAGGGCCGAGACACAACCAGACTCTTTTCTTCTGCGCTGTATTGGTTTTCAATAGCTGATCTGTAAAAGTCTGTGCCGGTCATGGACCTATATAGGGCCGTAGTTGCTTTTTCCTTTGCGATGGGACTATCGACAAGATCAATCAGCAAAATGCCTTTATCGGCCAGCAGCTTCACGCGCTCTTTCTTCCCGATCATCTTTTCTACTGTATCGGTGATCTCCCATTGCATATAATAGGGGTTCGCCATGCCAACAGCGTTCGACATACACAACAGCGTCAGGGGCTTTTGCCCCTTTAATTCGCGGTTACGGTTTACCGTTTCATAAATGTTGGCAAGGCCCACGCCCTCGCCGCGCCGGTAGTAATCGGACTCTTCTTTCTGGTATTCATCCAAAATAATGATGTTAGTGTGAGGACTTGAAAAACCACGGGTGCGGGCAAGGGTGACGACACTTCCCACGACGCCCGCCATCTGTGCAGGCTTAATAGGAGCGCCTGTATCAGTGTAGGCCCCTGCATTGCCTACTTCATACAGTCCCGCTATTTTAGGTATTTTAAACGGGGCGTAATGTGTTTGTAAATCATCATTCAACGGAGACCACGGCCACATACTAGGCGACGCGCAAATAAGTTCCGCTTGCTGCGGCGTGCGGCGCAAATACAGAAATTCTTCCTCTGTCTGGTGGACGTGCTTTAGCGCTCCATAAGTTTTGCCTGTACCACGTCCGCCCCATATAAAAATAATAGATGCCCCTGTTGACAAAATGCCATCCTTTTCGGAAAAGTTTGGCCAACCTTCATCGGTGTACAGTTTAATCATCAGATAACCTCCATAATCTTGTACCCTAATATCTTTGCATATTCGTCGGTTATTCCCAAAGTGTAGGTATTATCACAAATACATAGGTTTCTCGTAATGTGGACCGTGTGACCGTCAACCACAAAATCGGGAACAGTGGGCCGATCATTATAAATAACCTGATTTCCTGCCGCCAAACAAAAAGTAAACCCGGGCTTAAACACCTCAAAACCACCCCACAGGGCCAGCTCCAAACCGCCTTTCCGCTTGCTAACTCCTGCTATGGTAGTAGTAATAGGCCCGCCTTTTTTATAGGTAGTCGCGTATTTTTTAGCGCCCCACGTCATAAACTCCGCATAGCTGCGCTCCTGCTCGTACACGCCCATGTAATGGGTATTGCCTTTTGGGTCTGTAGCGCAAGCGCCGTTGTCTTTTGCAAGTTGCTTTACGGCTTTGTTAAAGCCCGACAAATCAATATTGCCCATGTATTTGACGGAATCGGTATCACAGTACACGCCATTCTTGCCCGCGGCCCACTGCGCTATTTTTAGGCGCTTGCGCGTGTGGGCCGTAGTCCATACGCCCCATTGGTACGGCAGGAACAAATGTGGGCAGTGTTTGTTATAGCTGCCCTCTGGGTCGCCGGTGCATTCGCTCCAAAGATTGTCGGGGTCGTCCTCGTCAAAAAGTGTATCCAGCTGCAAGGGATCTTGCGCGGTCATACCGTAATAGCTGTTAAGATCGCCCTTGGCTTTGACATAATACAAATCTTGACCGGAAACCCCTTTAAGGGACGTTTTGCCGGTGTATGATTTTTTGACGCAATCTGTCAACGGTTTAGGCAATTTGCCATAATCGGACGTGTAGAGGTCCAAGACGTTGAGAGCGTCCCAATCATATTCTTTTGCGATAATTCTAAAGTCGATGTCTGTTATCGTGATCTCTAAATGTTCAGCAGACAACAGTCGCCCGTTGTCGTTAATGTATCCTTCACAGTGCCGGACTTTTGCAAGGGGGATATAGGGGAACCCCCACCACTTGAAACGTTGGCGCAAACCTTTTATTTGTAAGCGCATTAAACACGCCTTGCCGTGGCGCATACATTGCATTAACCGTCCTACAGTCTCCAGTTCCTGCCTAAATGGAGTCATCGGAAAATAGCATTCGCATTGTACCGCGGGATATGCGCTAGACATATCCACAGAACCGACATTCTCCAGATGGAGCCCAACATAATACCGGTTGGCGTGGGTGTCACCGCCTCGGAATGCCTCACGAAGCATTTGATATAGTTCCCACGACGGCAGTAAACGCTTGACCCGTTCAATGCCCCATTCGTACATAGCCGTCCGTGCCATTCGTCGGACATAGCCGGTGCGCGTTAATGGTAACGTGTAGAGGTCGTCGCCGTCTCGCTTCATCTCAATTAACAAGCACTCTACAATACACCGAACATCATTGATACAATACGCTAATTCTGTAGATGTAAGCGGAGTCCAAGGATACCGCACTTTTGAATAATCGAGAGCGCCCGTTAATTTAGCATGTGGGGCACCCAGCTGCTTGCCCCAAGCATCAAGAGACAAATTGCTGTGGCGCATACTGCATCGGTACTCGATAGCTCGGTTGTCGCATTTTAAAACCCTGCGGGGCTTGCTGGCGAACACATCACCCGGGCCAAAATCCAAAACGCCCGACAGATATTGGAATTCATGGGCAAGATTATGGACATACATACACACAAACCATTCACCCTGAGGGCCGCTGTTGGCTTGCAAGTAGTCGCTGATCGCCCCCGTAAAGTTCAACCACTCGTCCCACGTCCTGCCGATAATGGTAATATCCAAACCGAGCTGACATTGCCATATATACATAATGGTGTGGGGGTTGTCGTCGGCATCAATACATACTCGGCTAGTCTCAATATCAAACGCACATGGCATATCTACATACAATCGTCTTTTGTTTGTTATGCGCTTTTTGCCTTTTGTGTGCTTTCTGTCCAGATGCTCCATGAGCCAGGGGACCGGGTTATAATTACAAGCCTCCGCCAAAACCTCCGCGCAGGTCGGCAGAGCTGCTCCCCTCGCTATAGTCCCACTCTTTGCCATAGATGACCTCACCTTGCTGCCACTTTACAAAATCGTCAATACTGACGTTGTAGCCGCCTTTCTCGCGCCAGTACATGACTGGCTGGTCAGACGGATAGTAATATACGCCCGACGCTTTAACGATCTCCCACCACTCCGACAGGTCTGTGTATTGATCTTCGGGCACGTCTGCTATGTCAATACCACCGACTTTCATTTTGCGCTCAAATTCGGCACGCGCCCCGCCAACGGTGGAACCCTTGGAACGAACAAACCGCGCAACATCCGCGAGGGCCTGCTCCAATGCTTTTCGGTCTCCACGCATAGATTTTAGTGTTGGGAATCCTCCGGCAAATTCTTTATAAACGTCGCTTGTGCCGCTTATGGGGTCTTTTGATAAGCGCTTAATGCGTTTCTGTGCAATGTCACGCAGTCGCGTGTATTCTTTGCGCATTTGATTATCGGGCCAAGACTCCAAGGCATAGGGGGTGTACAGCTCAGAGCTGTATTTAAGGGTTGCACGTGCTTTAGCTGCGCCTACTGCCATGCTTCTTACGCTCCTTTCTATTCATGATCTTATAATACCAGTCGAGGGGTTCTGCTTCAATGCCAAGGCCGCTAAAAATGATTTTCGCCCATTCGGAACGGAAGAATTTGACATCTTTATTTGCGACTCCGCTGTATACAATGGCAATGGCATAGCACAGCATGGGGTCATCACAATGCAGCAAGGATGCTCTATTATCTCTACTTTTCATGGGGCCTCCTATAATAAATAAGGCCGCCGCATGTGCGGCGGCCACTGGGTAGATTAAACAAG